TTTAATTATTTTACGACCGTAATCGTTAATAACTTAAAGCTGTTATATACAAGGGAAAAAAAGTATAATCAGAAGATAGAAAACTATATCAGCCTGCACAAGGACTTGGTTGACTAACTTTTAGTTTCTTCTCAACCATTGATAGATAGTCTTCTGAGTCGATGCCGTCCTTTTTAAGCTGGACCAAGTGGGGCAGCTTCGTAGTATTATAGATAACAAAGCTATGCGGCATATTAAAGCTATCAACAATATAAAGGTCTTCTCCCTTTTTACTGTCTGAATACTTCTTTTTCAGCTTATCGACGAGTCGGGTCGAATGCTCGTCCCAAAGAGATATAAATAGAATGCTTAGTCGCTTCTTATCTCGTCTTTGGTTTTTAATAATTTTGTTTAGATCGTTTTCTTTTGTAAGAAAGTTTAATTGATACATTGCTCAATTTTCGTCAGAGGCTACAGTAGAATCCGAAAGTGTTACTTGGCCGTCCTCGTCTTCTAGGACTGTAATGCCTGAAGTTGCGAGTTCTTCTTTGTTTTCTTTAGCGTATGCAGTTACCATTTCCGCAAGTTGGCGATTAAGGGTCTCAAAACCAGTTACGAAAATCATCTTGATAAAATCGGTATCTGAGATTTCCTCTGGCTTACAAGCATCGGTAAAGTTTTTGAAGGCGACAGCCTCATCCTTGGATAGTTTAATCTGTAATTTCATTCTATTTTTACTCCGGTCTTGGATTTTAATATTCCAATCTTCAATATTAAGTTTTACATTTTGTTGTGCCGAATCCATTTCACTATTATAGTATACGAGGTTAATAATGGAAGATAATTTTGATATTTCTGGGCTAAAGAAGAAAAAGAAGGTCAATAGCAGGACTAAAGGGTCCACATTCGAGCGTCAAATAGCAAAAAAACTAAATGAGAGATTCAATACTACTGAGTTCATGAGGAGCCCTGGATCAGGTGCTTTTGCTTCAACACATACATTACCTGAACATTTAAAGATACATGGTGATTTAATAACACCAAAAAACTTTAAATTCTGTATTGAATGTAAAAAAGGATACAATAAAGAAAACCTTTATAGCTTATATAATAATAGCTCGGACTTTTGGGGTTTTATAAAACAATCTGAAAAAGATTCAGAAAAAAGCAAGAAACTGCCTCTGGTAATATTTAAGCAGGATAGGCAGCCAATATTAGCAGTCGTTCCCTTTAATATAGAGTTCCCTTCTATACCTAAAATAAGTATACACTACGAGGATAAAAAATATAATATCTATTTATTTGATGATATTATAAGTTTTGATTCTTCTTATTGGTTTTGTTAAGAATCTGCTCTAGTAGCTGTATCTGTCCCTTTAACAATAAAGATAAAGAGTCTTCCTGTGTTTCCTCAGTATTTAAATTTGACTTATTGGCTTGGGCCTGAATTTCAGGGTGTGTTAGGGTTGATTTTGGGAGAAGAACACTAGCTCTTGTTCCTCTTGATCCAGCAGTGCCAGGACGACCTTCAAAAGAATAAACCACGGATATCCCATTAGGAAGGGATAAAGTTACACCAGAGTCTTTCCAGTCATAAGAAATATCTTTTTGGTTTTCTGCCATCATTGTAAATACTTTATTATGATTAACGGCAGCATATTCCCCAGAGTCATCAACAATGAGTTGAACTTGATCTCTCGAATTGAACCCACAAATGAATATTTGGTGTAATAAAGCATCAGCCGCAGCCTGATTACCACTCTCTATATCTTTTTTGTAAGTAGCCATTCTAGCTACTCTAGTAAAAGTCTCAGCAAGTCTTTCTCTATTCTCCCCATCGTCCTTAAAGTCTTTTAGTTCTTTTTGTTTTGTTGCAGGAAGAACCATATGTAAGGCTTTACCAAGTAATGACTGATTTCCTGCTCTAAAGGACATACTTTTAATGCTGTCTGCTAAAAGATTAATAGCGGTTGTTGGAGATAGATTTTCTATTTTAGCTTTACTAGCATTAAAGACTCTTCTCTCATCTGTAAGCATAGCTCTCTGCTCATAAATAGCTTTCTCCTTATCGTTAAAATAGCCCCTAGCCCGTTGAAGTCTTGCCTTATCACCTTGATAAATAGTTGCTTCAACTCTATGTAGGAAAAGAGGATCGAGTTTTGGATCATTTACTAAGGACTTATCATTATTGACCATTTGCCCCATTCTGCTCATAGAGTTCATTTCTCCAAACTTGGCAGCATGGATTTTTTGTAATCTTTTTAGACCCATTCCAAAGGAAAACTTACCGTCTGGAGTTTTTTCATATTTTATACCAAGTAAGTCTGCCTTAGCTTTAATGTCTGCTTCATTGTTATAAATAAGCAGTAGGTCTTCTCGGCCTCCTGTTTTTGCTGTTTGTCCGTAGGGGATGGCTTCGTCGGCATCTATAAAATCTAAGAAGTCTGCCGCCGCTTTCATTTCTCTATAAATATGTTCCTTTATATTGCCACCTTCTAAAAAGCCTAGAGTTTCCTCCATAACTTCTTTTTCCCAAGCTAGATCCAAATCAAGTGCTGTATCTAGAGGAATAGTAGAGTAAATATCTCTCAATACTCTTTCCTTTTCTCTAATTGTGTTAGCTAATTCTTTCGATGCTTCTCTTTGGCATCTTTTTGCATCTGGGCTTTTGGCGCACGCCCTTAAATTAATATAAGTTGATAAAATATTTTCAAAGAAAGTGCCCTTTACGGCATTCTTTTCATTTGTTGTAAACGCACCAAAACTTACTTTACCTATCTCTGATTTTGCTACATCACAAACATTCAAAAAGTTTTCTAATGCTCTCTTTTGAATGGAAGTAGGTTTAATAACTACTCCTTCATTTTTTAACCCATCACTAGCATAAAGAACTAAGTTTCCACCTTTAGCCGTCCCTATTAAAGATAAAACCTCTCCACACTCATCTTCGGACTTCTTTTTTCCTGGAATTAAATACTGAAGTAGTACTTCGTGAGATAATGTAACTTCCTCAATAAGTTTTGGATCTAACTCTCTTACTTCTGGAACACCGTCTTCGGAAAAAACATAGCCTTGGCCTCCTGCTAGTTTCGCTTCGAAAGAACTTTTTGCATCGTTAAATAAGTTTGCTCTACGTTTAATACATTCTCTGTGCTGTGTTTCTACTTCATCCCCACCAAGCCTATCGTACTTCTTTTTAATTTCCCCACAATAGTCTTCTAGTACATCCCATTGTCTTTTAAAGCTTTTAAGAGTTTCCTCTGTAGCTCTATCCCCTAAATATTGACCTACTCCTAGCTCAAGAGCAGCCTCTGCGGTAGCTTGCTCTTTCTGGTCAGCAGCACCCTCCCCAGCTAAAGCATTTACTAACTTACCAAAAGCATCTTGGTTTACTATTTGTCCATTAGCGTCGGTAATAGTAACCCCAGTGGAAAAACCACCTAATCCAAGAACTTTTACTCCCCCTTCTTGATTAGGCTCTACCGTTATCTGCAAAGGAACCCCATTAGCATCAATCAAGGGCTGACCCGTAGGATTCATTATGGCAGCATTTGCAAGTTGTTCTGCTGCTGCTAACCCCTCTCCCTCCTCATTTATAAACCTCAACTTAAAGGTTCTCTTCTTTAGCTTATTATAACTTTCTAATAGTTCAGTAAAGTAGTTCATATCTTATTATAGATGAAAAATAGGCTCAATCTATGTATACATATAGATTGAGCCCTAGAGTGAAAATAACCTAAGAGTTATTAAGATGGGTTTGAGTAGTTGTAAACATTCATGAAATCATACTTGAAGTTTACAGTCAATTGGTGGAATTGGTTTTGTGAGTAATTAAACTCTGATGCGCTCCAACTTGAAGGCCAAACACCGTAAAGCTCTATTGTTGAGTGAGGAGTGAGAGTGTTATCAAGCATTACTATCTCAACTCTATCAGCCTTAAAAGAAAGACCAGCCTGACCACCAGGAGCAGCACCTTTTGTCATTTCACCCGTAATAGGGTCATAAGTGTGCTTAAAGTATCTCCAAAGGTCAGAAGCAGTTTCACGAAGATAAAGGTTATCAAAGTCTACTTGTAGCTCGCCTGGAGTGGTCTTGCCAGGATAGAAAAGCTTATCATTTACTCTATCTACCGAGATAGCTTCGTTTTTCATATCTAAACCAGCTACTCTTTTCGCTGCAAGAGTAAGGTCTGTCTGGTTTGTAATATCCCCAGGAAGCCCTTGAAAGTGAATTTCGAACTGATAAGCTCTTACTGAATCGAGGTCAGTTGAGACTGTGGGAAGACCTTGCCCAGGGGTGAAATTTCTTCCGTATTTATTCTTGTAATATGAACTCGCCATTTATTTCTCCTATAGGTTGCCTAAGTTTGCACCTTGGTTTGTTAAGTTTATTTCGAAGATAAGCATCTCTGCTGTCTTTGTTGGTTTGATAAGAACTTTTGTCCAAAGTTCATTTCTATCAACTCTTACAGGAGTATTAACAGTTTCGTCACAAACTACTCTGAACTCTGTAATACCTCGGCGTCTCTTGATATCGTCTAGGAAGGGGTTAAGAAGACCTTCGATCTGCGCCCAAGTGAACTCATCATTTGGTTCGAAGACAAACCTTCTGGCAGCAATCAAGATAACCTTTCTTATATAGATCATTAGTCTACGAACATTGATTCTATCAAGAGCCGTAGGCTCTCTTTGCGTAGTTCTTTGTCCGAAGATTGTAATACCTTGTTGGGGGAATGCTACAATAGGATTAACAACATTACCTCCACTATACATTGAATCCCTGTCTCCTTGGTTTAGTTTTACTTCTACTTCGGTAGGCTTCGTGAGTCTACCTCTACGGAAGCCAGCAGGAGCAAACCAACTATCAGAAACAGCATCTGTATAAGCCATTTGTCTAGCGGCAAAGATTGATGGATCATACCAGCGATCCTTACCATCAAAAGTACTGAATACTTTTACCCAAGGCCAGTGGATAGCTGCATAAGAACTATTAATAGCAGCACTTCGTGCTCCAGCAGTACTTGAAGACTTTCCATTTGACCAGTCTATAGCGTCCTGAACAGTGCCCACTGCAACTGGAGGAGATACAAGAGCCAAGAAGTTTTGGGTTGTTTCCGCTAAAGTTATAAGAGCATTTTGAACCGCCTGTGTTTGGATGCCAGGAACAAGTGCTATTCCAATATTGAGGACATCATCATCTAAAGCCTGCATACCCGTCTTTGGTTCTGCCGCAGCATCACCAATAAGTGCATCAGCAGGGCTTGCAGGAACTCCATTATCCCCTCCTGCTAGGTTTGTAGCAGCAGTTTCCGTTAGTTTGTTAAAGATACCGCCGCTCTCTGTTGTGTGAGTAGTGGTTGTAGGAGTTGTAGTTCCGGCACCAGCCCCATCCTCTACAACGTATGCTTGGTGCGTCATTGAGAATCCAGTATCCCCTGCAACAGTTGCCATAGTACCTAACCATGAGGTCATAGCGGCTGCTGTAGCGTCTGCATCATCCTTTATGATGTTTCCTTTTATAATTTCAGAAGTATTGTTAGTCTCTCCTGTATTAATAACGTCTTCGATAAATGCCCCAGACCCAACTAAAGAGACTTTAAATGTTTCTTGTGCTGTTCCATTTTCGTTAACATTAATACTAAAATTGCTACCGCCTAGTTTAGTTACAGTAATGGAGTTTCCGCTAGTATCCCCGTTAGTTTTAGTTCCACCATTATAACCAGCACCAGGGTATAGAGACTCTACTTTATAGTTTACAGAGTTGGCTCCTGTAGCCTCATAAGCTGCTCCCCAGACTCTAATAGAAGAAGCAAAATTTCCTGAAACTCCATAAGTTGCATTGCCAGCACTTGGAGAATAGACTTGTCGAAGAGCAGATACTCCGTTTGCTTCACTAAAAGATGTTCCTGTACAAGCGGAGATAGCTAATGATGCACCAGACCCAGCAAACCCTCCATAAATTATACCAGAGAGAGCAAGACCCGTTGAGTTTGCCAAAGGAGAAGCAAGAGCGCCTGTTTCTACGCCAATATGATCAGAATCAAGATCTCCTCCTAAAATATTTTTAAGAGCTAATGATTGTATAACTGAGGTACTAGTGGGAATAGTAAAGTCTTTACCCGCTCCTGAGTTTTGTGTATATTTTGCAACACCATTCTCATCATATACCTGAACCCTTAAAGTAAGAGCGCCTGCTGGGCTAGTTACTCCCCACCCACCCGCTCTTTCGGCATTAGAAGCTACTCCAGATACCATAATTGCAGGACAAGTACCAAAGGATAAAGTTGCAGAAGCATCCGCAGCAGTATCGCCCGCAGCCCTTACAAAATACATACTATTAGTTTGTTCTAGAATCTCAAGAGCACCCTCAAGACCTTGACCTGTAATGGCCTCAGATGGCTCACCAAAAGTACGAATTAAACTATTCTGACTAGTAATCAGAGTTGCTTTGTTTGTTGGACCTTTTGAAGCAAAACCAACAATACCTACGACAGAGGAATTAATCGAAGGTGTGTAATCAGAAATATCTTTTTCAATGGTGTAAACACCGGGACTTACAAAATTAGGCATGAGGGTTTCTCCTAAGCGTTAGAAATCTTAAAAATTCTACGTCTGTGTAGAGTTTTTATTTGTTCTGTTATATAAGATTCAGGAACTACTATACTTTGTCCTGGCTGCATATACTTTTCCATGCAACCTTTTTCTGTGTTAAAATAGACTGCAAATGTTTGTAAACTGTTATTTTTTACTACTTTCATTTTTCTTTCTCCTAGTTATATAGGACTGCTGGTTTTCTTTTTTGAAAACTTTTTTATTGAATAAATACAGTGGTACTTGGAGAAGGCACGGTTACTGGGCCACTGTGAGGTGGGGGTCCATGTCCTACTATAGCATCTCCAGGCAAAGACGCAGGAGCACCGTTTATGAATACTGTAGGAGCCCCTGGTCCTACGATAAGACCTACTGCGGTATCTACTCCTACTCTTGTAGCTCCTTGCCCATTTATAAGTACGTTAGCACTTCCTGTGCAAGGATGTCCACAGCTTGCTGGGTCTCCCTGTTTAATTGCTTGTGGCATTATTATATTGTATCTAAATAAATTTGTCTATCAAATGAATCCCAGACATTTTCTGTAAATTGTTTTTTAAATCCAAGAGCATCAGATTGTGCGACTGTTTCAATAGCCTCTGGATCGTTATTATAGATTGATAAATCATTTCTAAATCCATCATAATCCGGTTGCCCCCCTCCAATATAACACAAAACATCTTGAGAAGAATCAACTCTGAATCTAAGATTACTAGGAGGACTAGTACATGGGGTATCAGGATTACACGCATCTGTCCCTATTTCATAATCAGAAAAATAATCGGACCAATGTGTAGTTAAAGTATAATCACCAACACTAGCACTAGCTGTAAGTCT